TTGCAGCAGCACTTGCTGAGCGCAATAAGGTGAAGCGAATGACGCTAAGCGGAGCAGGTGGTTCTGCCTCTGCTTCAGGTGCACGTGTCGCAACAGGTCTTGAGTTTGGAGGTAGTATCGATGTAGAGCGCAAGCAGGATGGAAAGATGTTCCATGCTGATTACGACCCTGACAGACGTGGATTCATCGATAAACCTACCGTCATCGTAGGAGAGGGCGGATACGGACATAGTAAGGAGTGGGTCGCTTCGAACGCAGCTGTAGAGAACCCTACGATAGCTCCATTCATTGACATCATCGATCGCGCACAGCGTGCAGGGACTATTCGCACGCTCGACATGAATAAGTTTCTCATTCAGCAGGCGCAAGGACGTGCCTCGGGTGGATACATTTCTTCGAATTCAGTTGCGGCAAGTTCCCCCCTAACACCCGATACTCAAAAAGATGAGCTCATCCGTAGACTTACGAATGTTCTTGATCGTCTGTCGGAAGAGGGCATTCCCGCGTCCGTCGCACTCGATGACTTCGATAGAAAACAGCAACTTCGTAACAGAGCGCGCAAGTTTGCAAGTAAATAAAGTTTTTATTTCTCAATTATTCAACAATGCGTATCATAAATCTTAAACATGGAGAAGATTATAATCTTCGTCCTGACACACAGATACAAGTAGAACGAACAAATCCCTTTTTTAATGATTTTGGCGAGCAAACAACACCACTTGAATTGCCTACTTCTGAACGTAATCGTCGATTGTTAGGCTTCCCTGATACTTTTGGAAGGTGCGAGAAGATGAAAGCAGAAGATGTTGCCATCCAAGATGGTGAATATTTTGCACAATGTCGTCAAATACTCCTCTCTGCACAATACAAAGGAAGTATTTCAACCTCTTTTTATATCAATGATGGCTCATTTTATTCCCGTATTCAAAAAGTGAAGCTTAAGGATATTTTTAAGGATGAATTTATTCCTGGTGTTAATACTGTTGAACAAGGAATTGCTTTTTGTCGTTCACTTCGTGATAATAAAAATGAGCAATACACGATCTTTCCTGTACTTCTCACAGATGATTCTGGTGTTAAATTAGGCTTTAATTATAAATTTCTAAATGCTTATGGTAAGGATACAGGACTAAAATCAAAAGCAAAATGGATGTGGAAAGATGGAAAAATGAGCTATGTTAATTATACTACAGTCTCAGCCTTTCTTCCTGATATCAATGATTCCGATTGCGATTTTTATAATGCTATCCAACGTACAGAGTATGTTAACGAGGTACCCATTACACTCGCTCCTGGATATTACATATCACCATTCATTAGAGTTAATTATTTACTTCAACGAATCTTTGCCTACTTTGGTTATACATTACAATCCAACTTCTTTACACAAACTGAACCATTCACGAAAATGGTCGTTATCAATAATGTTATTGATGTACTTGTAAATGGAAAGATACGTCTATCCGACCTGGTTCCTGACGGTACTTGCGCTGACTTTTTAACAGTCATTCGAAAGAAGTTTTGCTGTGAGTTTACCTCAGATGAAGGTCAGCACACCGCAAACATTATTTTTCTTCGTGATACTCTGAATGAACTTCCAGAAAATGATCTCACATCCTGTGTTACTCAAGAACCGATAGTAGTCTATAAAACAGAGAAAGACTATAAGCGAATTACACTCGATGCAGAAGATAAACTTGATACCGATATTTCTGATTCCTATGACGATATAGATGCAATGGTAAAGGCTTGTCCTGGTGCATATTTCAATCCTGTTGATGGTGCTTTCTATAAACAAGGTTGGTCTGGAGATTACGAAGTAATTACGAAAATTGGTGAAGCTTCACAAGCTTATAACACTGGAGGAGAGCTCGAAACTAAAGAGTTGAAGATCCCTGAACTCATGCCTGAATTTAGAAAATTGACCTACAAAGCTACTGTTGATGATGAAGATGTTGAATGTGACCTCGGTAATCATTTATACATAGGTTCATATATAGCACGCAATTCAAAAATGGTCGTTGCAGGAGAAGACAAGGAAACAGCTTCTGAATCAGCAAGCAAACAGAAAACGATACTCGCTTTTTCTTACCTGTCTGAAGAACGACCTGAAGGAACGATATCTGCTTACGATATACACAATGCCGAGCACCCACAAATCTTCGATTATGCACTCTACTACAATGGTCCCTTCGGTATCTTTGAAAAGTTCTATCGTGATTACGATCTTCTCCTACGCAATTCACTGCATGAGATGAAAGTAAAACTATTGTTATCGCAGTCACAAAAGCAAAACCTGCCAGCCTATGCAAAAGTAATGATTCGGGGCGTGGCCTTCTTTTTCAATAAACTAAAGTTCACACTCGGTGGAAAAAATGAGCCGGTTGAATCCCAACTCTACACCATAGCACTCATGCAGCCTGTAATCAATGCGCCAATGGTCAATCAGCAACTGAAAGCTATGGATACACCCTATAAATGGGTGGGCCATGAAAAGCAGACGGAAGTGAGCAGCAGCGACTACGAGAACGCTGGACTTGATAAAAACAGAACCTTCACAACGATTTATCCTCCTATCCCCTCAGCAGAATATCTCGGGAAACCCTATGGCAAGCAAATCTCGTATACTTCGCAGAAAACCCGTCATGCTTCCTTCTGGAGGCATTCTAAATGGAAATACACACGAACAGAAGTGTGGTTGGAATGTGTCCCTAAGTAAGATGACGAAACGCCATGACATCATATCGGTTAACGACATGATGTCCTTTTCTATTCTATTATATTGCACTATCTTCGCATTAAATCTTTAAAAAATGGATATTCTTCTCAAACCCGATGCGCTAAGCATGACTGGCGCGATGAACCACTTTGTCATTTCAAGTAACAACGAAATTGCATTCGTTCTCAGATATGCTGATACGAATCAGATAATCGTACAGCACACATATACCCCAAACAAGGCTAAACGCATAGAGGTTGATATGGAAAACATCATTACTCCTTTGCTTTCCTTTCAACTGCAAGACTCCACCACCCCCTATAGACAGAAAAACATCGCACGTAAATTCACAGTAGAGATTGCGGAAGACAAATCCAACAATATTGAATCGTGGACTTTCACGGTCCTGCGGGCAGGAATAGATAGCTTTGCCGATACAGCGACAAACTGGCTGAAGGCGAACTTCCTCACCTGGCAGCCCACCATGAAGCCTGTCACCTATTACACGCCCGAATTCCTCACTTACTATGCTGTAGAAGACTGCATCGTAAAATGCCGTGCCTACGTTGACGAAAACAACGTATACAAACCCTACGACCTCACATTGGCAAATCTCTCCGGCGCGTCCTGCTGGACTATACCTGTACAATATGGAATCATTGCCGGGAAACTCAACAAATTGCCTTCTTATTATGATGTGTGGGTAGAAGACACTTCGGGCACACGCCTCACCTATATCCAGCGCTACTATGCGACCGATATACGTAGCGAACAGGAACAATGGGTGTTGTTCGAGAACTCATTAGGAGGCATTGATACATTCCGTGCATATGGTAATGCGGAGAATACGGCGAAACACACTCACAACATCGTAGAGATAGAAAACGATGCAGAAGAATATCGAGTCGATACAGCGCGTGAGTTCAAAAAGAACACTGGTTTTCTTTCTGATCAGGAACGCAAGTGGCTGCTTGACTTCTTCCCTTCACTCGGAAAGTATCTCTATATCGGAAATCATATACGACGCATCGTAGTCACGGAAAGCGAGGTCAGCTGGCAGGAAAAAGAACTTCCTTCGTCTTATACCTTTACTTATAAGTATGCCGATGCACGCCCTTATCTCAATCTCAAAAGAACAGAACAAGCTGAACCCCATAAACTTAATATCAAAATACCCGATATAGGCTCTTTTACCATCGCCCCACGCTTGGTTGAGCTGGAAAGGCTACCGCTGAGTGGTGGGGCACTCTTCCCTGTACAAAGTCCTTATGCTGACAAATGGAACATTACGACAGCAGATGCCATTCTTGCATGGATATCACGCGAAATAACGTCTGCTTATAAAGGTGATGGTTCCTTTGGTCATCAACACGACAATATGTCGGTATTAAAAGCGCTCGACAGGACCGGAAATTATCTGACCTTGGATGCTCAGAAGATAAATGCAGCCCTGGCCGACATTGCAGAAGTGGCAAAAACACTGCACAAAGACAGCTCAGACTGGCAGAAGATAGTCAGGACAGATAAAGACTCTGTGGTCAGGGCTGTAATATCATTCATGACCTCGGTCCTGTTTGGCAACTATGTGAAAGAGGCAAGTGGTGCAGCAATCTATCCTGATACACAAGGTAACTGGCACTTCGAAGGCGATTACTTCCATGTCCGTAAGCAGCTGACGGCAGAAGAGCTGCAGCTGATGAAGTCAACGCACATCAATGGTAAGATTGTAAATTCACCTGGTAGCTTTACTATCTCAAAAGTTGAGAAGATCGAGGGCGGTTGGCGATGCTACTTCACCCAGCAGGACGGTGAGGGGCGTATGGTCAGCAACACGATGGGTATGGACGATTACGCTTACAGTGAAACGTTCAACCTCGTTAGTGCACAGGGTGCAATGGCTAATCACTACTATCACCGGCGTGTCTTCGGTCTTGGTACTGACTATGTAGATATCTGCGATAACACGAACGCTGACGATTATGCAAGCGGAAGCGACGGACCGCGCATAGGCGATGAGGTCTCTACACTGGGCAATAAGACGAATCCTGCACGACAGCACGCTATCATTCAGGCGGCAGCAGGTACGGGTAGTCCATACTATCGTATGTATGTCGGCATAAACTCTTTCTCGCTGCCGAAACCAAAAATTCAGATGAGTCCTACAGAAGGTTCCTGGTGGATGGTGACCGATGAACACGGCAACGAGCTAAGCATTGAAGAATATCTTGCGTCATTGAAATCTCAAATCAATGCTGTTGAACAACAAAGCGATAAGCAAATGGTGCTTTGGTTTGGTGATGAAAAGCCGTCACTTCGCAATGCGCCTGCATTGGAATGGCAAGATGATTTCACACGGAATGAGCATATAAATGATATATATTACAATCGCTCTTTCGCAAAAACAGGGGGTGGACGCGCCTATACTTTTACGAAAACAGACAGCGGTTACACATGGGAAGAAATTTCAGATGCTGACGTGCTCACATCGCTCGAAGCAGCCAATCGCGCGCAAGATACTGCAGATGGTAAACGGCGCGTCTTTGTTGCGCAGCCGACCGTGCAACAAGAATACGATGAGGGCGACCTTTGGGTCAACGCTACCTATAAGGACGCTACTGTAGAGTATAGTAACGATGTATTGCGTGCTGTCGTGGCAAAGAAAAACGGCGAGCCTTTCAGCATCGAGCATTGGAAGCCTGTGCAGCAATATACCACATTACCGATTACAGCTATTCGGCAATTGGGAAGTAAGACTATGCAGGTGATAGCTGGAAATGAGAATACGCTTAATACACTATTGAGTGATATTAAAGCCAACCGCGCCACTTCTTTGCTTACAGCACAGGGAAGATTTAATGCTGTCATATCATCGCTTAGTGGAACTTCCGACCTTTTGCATAGTGCACTATGGGATGATGAAGGAAACTTAACGGGGTTTCGTAATGTGGGTATTTTGCGCTCGGTAGCAGGAGAAGATGGTTCGCTCACTCTCTTTTCTGATTATTATGATGCCTCAGGACAAAAAAAGAAGTCTGCAGAACTGAAGCTTACAACAAGCGAAGATGGAGGTAAATTGCTCTTTAATGCTGATCAGATTAACTTCTTAGGGAAAACGATCATAAATAATAAATTCGTCGTCGATGAGCACGGAAACGTCAATATGGATGGTTTCATGGCCACAAACGCGAACGTATCTGGAACAGTAACTGCACTGAAGGGCGAAATCGGGCCTTTTACGATAGGAAACGAAGGACTTTATACGGGTGATTATACGAAATGGTGGTCCGAAGAAAAAGGGAACTTCGTGTATCTGAATTCTTCTTCCTTTCTACTCGAACAACAAGTGGGCTATTTCTCAGCTGGTGACATTGCACATTTAATGGTGGGCTTTGGACGTGGCTCAGACCCAACAACAAAAGGCAATAGTGAAGCTTATTGTGCATCAGCTATGTATATCTATCGAAGAATGAATAGCGTTTTTGATGCTTATCGTCCAGCAGCAAAGATAATATCAGACAATGTTACTAATCGCAACGTTGCTCTTGAACTGCAAGGTGCACTACGTGTCAATGGTGGAATCATAGAGCATGGGTACTTTATGGAATATACTAAAAATGGGGATACAAATGTAATTGATTTTAGTTTTGCAACGACATTTTTGTTAAAGAACTCGTCTGGCAAGAAAATTCATTTCTTCTATCCTCCACTCTCTGATGTTCGCAAACAGCTGGGAATAACCTCCAATTCAGAGTCGTTTTGCGTGCCTTTCACTATCATAATTGACAGAGATTCTGATCTGATATTCTTCTCCTCGACTTGCAAGGCAGCAACACCTACTACGTCAGAAGAAGGAGGACGCATCTATGGGGTGGGCACGATTAGGGAGGATGAAATACCTGTAGGAATAGGTAGTAAAAAATCATACGAATATTATCGTGAAAATAAAGAAGCTTCTAATTCTAAAATTCTCATGAGTAGTTGTGATGTCAAGCGGTTTGCACTATGCTTCACTCCTTCGTCAGGTTACTATTGTGTACTATTGTCTAACTTTTAAAAAATAAAATATGGAAACTATTAATTTTAAAGAACTTGAGATTAAAAATATTGACGGCACAACCCAAAAAGTCGATATCGCAAAAGAAATGGCAAATGTATTATATTATAGTACAAATAGTATCGCAGCCGTCAGCACAGCCTTAGATATATATAAGGTAGGACGTGCTACGCTCGATGCAGAGACTGCTATCGCTGTGAAAGAGGTGCTAAAGAAAAACTTCACAGCTATCGTTCAACTTGCCTTGAACCCTATACTTGATGAGATCATCAACGCCGATGCTGCAACACATTAAACTGAAAATAAGAGCCAGCCAGCTTGATAGTAATAAGCACTATCGACTTGCAAAAGTGAAGGTCGTTGAAGATTCAACACGTACACAAACAGGCATGGCACGTGGAAAATATCTACAAGACATAGTCTGTCATGCACTCACGCTTGCGCATGGCATTGAGATTAGCGGTAATGAACGCTTCACATATACTTTCCCATTTAACTTGTAGCTATATGGATAAACTCTACATAGAAAACAAAACAACTGGCAAGAAACTCACCGCCGACGAGTTTAACAAGATTCCAAGCAAGATCAATGACCTCGTTGATGCATTCAATACAGAAGAAGAACGAGTAAAAACAGCGGTAAGGAAGAATCCACCTACGCTCGGCCAACTTGCAAATGTCAACACTACGGCTGACAATCTTACCTCTGAAACCTGCGTTCTTGTGTGGGGCGGAACACAATGGCTCCCGATGAGACTTGCCGAACTCGGTATCGGACAGGGGGGAGGTGGTGGACAGACGGAGATTCTCTATTATCTGCGTGCTGCCAATCAGTCGCCTTCGACTACACTTTCTGCCTCGAAGTCGGCAGGAGAATGCACTGTGAAGTTTATGTTTATCTCTCGCACAAAAGATATCGGTCAGACAGATTACTCTGATACAGGCGAATGGGGCACCTACGAGGTGTTTGCTAAAGCTGGCGACGGGACTTTCGTCTCTAAGGCACGTGGTCGCTGCCAGTCAAACACTGTTACAACGGTAGACGTATTCAAGTTCCTTGAATCAGGCCAAAACAACATCATGGTGAAGATTACAGGGGAGGTAACGGGACAGACCTCTCCGGCGCTGGTCTATTCTATCACACTGTCTGCACTCTTCCTTTCTATCTCTGAGTTCAACTGGTGGAAAGCTTATCAAGGTGATATTGTGCTACCGTGTTACATCAGTGGTAATATCTCAAAGACGCTTCACGTAAAGATTACGGGTGAAGGCTACGAGCAGACGTATGAGCGTCAGTTCGGTACAGCCACTTACACATCTTCACCTGTTGCCTACACCGTTCCATTTACGAATAAGACTGGTATCTTCCATCTATCTGCTTGGCTATCGAATGAGGATAACACCGTTCAGACAACTCCAGTAGGTTACGACTTTATGGCGGTGGCTAACAATGAAGCTGTGAAGATGGTAGTCGTGAACAACAAGGCAGAGAAACTGCTTAACTGGTATGAAAACAAGGTGTTGGAATATGCTGTTTATGATGGCAAGGCTGTTACGACACCGCTCTCAATCTTGATGAAGAAAGATAACGAGGTGCTGCAAGAGAATGTATCAGAGAACACTTTGACACAAACCAAGATGCAGTATACGCTTTCGCTCGAGGTCGAGACAATTGATAACTCTGATTTCACAGCGTTAATTGGGTTCAGAACTCACCCAACAGACGAGGTGCGTTTGCGTGACGCTATTCCTTTCCCTGTGGACAACTCACAAGGCTATTCAGCTACAGCAGGTGCGGTGTTCTATCTGAATGCAAAGAATAGAAACAACACCGACACCGACCGCAACATTCTCCGCAATCTTATCAACTCCGAGCATATCGGTGCAGAATGGCAGAGCGTGGCTTTCTCACGTGACGGCTGGGTGACAGACGACGAAGGCGCACGCACATTGCGTTTGCTCGCTGGTTCACGATTGACGATTGATTACAAGCCTTTCGCTAAGGAGGCAGCGCAGAGTGGAAAAACCATTGAGATAGACTATCAGATTAACAACACTTCTGATTACGATGCAGAGTGCATCTCCATTGCAACGCCTTATCAGAAGGGTTATATCGGATTGAAGGTTAAGCCGGCTTCTATTATGTTCGCAACTCGTAGTGAGCGTAATCCTGACGTGCAAGCTATGAATACAGATGATGGTGTGCGTATTCGCCTGGCACTCGTGATCTCTCCTAAGAAGTACACCTACGTACTCAATGGTAACACGTACTACCTTAACCTTGTCTACCTCTATATTGACGGTATCGAAGCTCGTAAGTTCGCCTATTTGCTTACAGACTCTATGCAGATAGGTTCAGGTGGTGGCATCGTCATTGGTTCTGATAAGGCGGATGTTGACCTCTATTCTATTCGTATATACGACAGCGCAATGGACGCTGCAAACGTACATCAAGACTATATCAATGCACTTGCTACCGTAGGCGAGAAGAGTGCCGAGAAATTAGACAATGATATATACGATACCCTCGGTACCACAGTCGACTTTGATAAGGTCCGTGGCAAGGTGAACGTGTTTACCTTCGATAAGCCTTTACCTGCTTATGAATACGGCAAATCTTATAAACCTAAGGGCACGCTTGAGATATACCCTAAGGATGGAAACACTAACCTTAACCGCTTGACGATTACCAACCTTCAGCTGCAAGGTCAAGGTACATCTTCTATGCTTTACTACCTATGGAATTGGAAGGCAAAGGTAGCCAAGGACACTACTATCGTATATGAGGATGGTCAGACTGCGCAGAAGAAGTTTGAGTTATTCAAGAACTTGCCGAAGATATCCAAGTTAACGGCTAAGAAGAATATCGCTTCTTCTATGCAATACCACAAGTTAGGTTCTGTAAACTCATATACGGACCTATGGAAGGCGGTAGGATTAACTAACGAGGGTATCGAGCAAGATAGCGAAGCACGTGTGTCTATATACCAAGATACATGCGTTGGATTTGAGAAGCAGACAGCGGAGGACGGTACTGTGACGTACAAGTTCGTCGGTCTGTTTACAGTAGGTCCAGATAAGGGAGACGCAGCAACCTTCGGATATGATAAGGACCTTTTCCCCGACCTCCTATCAATAGAAGGTTCTGACAACTCTCCTCGCTTGACACTCTTTCAAGTTCCTTGGGACAAACGACGCATTCGCTACAATACGGAGGAAGAAGCCTATCAGTACCAGGTGTCTGAACTCTCTTGGGAGAACTGTTGGGATTTGGATTACGCTGACCTCCCTGCGGATGATAAGTCAACAGCAGACAATGAGACACGACAGAGAGCAGAGCAACTCGTAGAGTCATATATCCCTGCTTACAATCTCATCTATCAGTGCAATACGTTCATTGAACCCTTTAATGGTACGCTTGAAGAACTGAACGCTGACCCACATTCAACACACATCGAGTATTGGATAGCGAAGCAGGGCGACCCTAATCAATACAACCTATACTATTACGATAGCTTGTATAAGCGGTTCTGTCCATCTACACTTGACAGTGGAGCTTCAGTAGTTAATCTTCGTCAGCAGTTAGTCGGAGATAAGTACGGATTGACAGGGTCTATGTTTAACTCTGTTAGTGATGCAACTAAACTCAATGAGCTGTTCAAGGCAGCACGTATTCAGAAGCTACGTGCTGAGCAATCCCAATACTGGGACATTATGGACTTACTTTATCATCAACTATATGTTGAAACGGTGGCAGCGACCGATAACTGCGCAAAGAATACTTATCCGTATAATTTCAATGCAGAATAGATATGGCAAATAGCAAATGGAAATTCAGACAGGATGACCTTGATACAATCTTTACAGTCATCAACCAAGGACTTATGAAAAAGCCCTACTGGGTGGAGTACCACGATACCTACGAGGACGGTACACCCGTATGGAATGGCGAGAAGTCGGTCCTATGGAATCTCATGGAGCAGGCATATCCTGAAGAGCGCGCACAGATGATGCGCAGAATGCTCGCAAAGATGGAGGAACTGGGCGGACTACAGAAGGGAACGCATCAGCAGAAGTTGTTCGCATTCTTTCAGAAGTACTTCTTCCACGTAATAGACAACTTCTCTTCTATGCTCTATAACGAGGACGGAAAACTTTACGAACAGATGAAACTTGCTATGCTTCAGGGCAAATACACTAACGATACCGACCCACTGGGGCAGTCGCTCGGCGATGGTCAGTCGACTGAAGTAGCGTGGGTGAAGAAGCGCATTCAATATCTGCAGAGCAAATACAGCTTCGGAGACTACGACGCTAAGACGGCTGAAGGGGCAATCACCGTACGTACATCAGCACAGGCTGACGCTACAACGAACTCGATAGTTCTGCGCCTGACACCTGCAATGAAACTGTATCCAACCATCGCATACGGTACGACAATTATGCGTGGTGCACGTACAGACGCTGGTAAAGCATGCGAGATAGTAGTAGACGTCAACGGCACTTCGGACCAGCAGCTCTCGGTTAAGTCGGCCGATTACCTGCTCGATATAGGCGATTGGAGTTCGTACGTAATCAACGGTGCATTGTCTATTATAGGCAAGCGACTCAAGCGTCTGAAGCTTGGTGATGAGAACGAACAGAACGTGAAGATACTCATCTCTTCGCTCACACTCGGCAATACTACATCGTTAGAGCAGATAGATATTCAGAACATATCTACCCTCGGCGGTGCGCTCGACATGCGTGGTAACTTCCGCTTGCGTAAGTTCCTCGCTGGTGGATCATCGCTCACAGAAGCCCACTTCGCTGATGGTGGTGCACTGGAAGAGGTGGACTACCCAGCCACTACGTCGTATGTAGAGCTGAAGAACCTCGATAATCTCACCAACGAACACTGCAATACAGAAGCGTGTGCTCCTAACGTTATGAGTTACTTTGTGAGTGGGTGCGACAACCTTCAACCCGTGAAGAAGCTAATCGACATCATGGACACACAGGTGGGGCAAACTCCTCACGCTCTCCGCTACGTGCGCTGTGTCGGCTTCAACGAGACATTTACTGATGGTCGAGCATTCGACAAACTCTCCCAGCTGGTAGACGGTTCGTATCAAGGAATAGATGCAGAGGGCCAATACGGCAATGACCCATACCCAGTCTTGGACGGTACTATCAACCTCACTACAGGCGCATATCGTGACACCTACGATGCACTGATGACGCACTATCCAAAACTAAAGCTGAATATCTCTAAGTGGTGGATTCGCTTCGAAGACCCTGAGGTGAAGCGCATTTGCGTGGAGAACTGGGATAAAGACGGTGACGGAGAGTTATCTATGGAGGAAGCTGCAGCCGTTAGTTCCATCGGGACTATCTTTCAAAATAATACTAAAATCAAATCATTTGATGAATTAGCTAAATTCAAAGGCTCGCTCTTGCGAGAAAATATGTTTGGAGGATGTACCAATCTTCAATTTATCTCGGTCCCTTACACAACTGCTGCCTTGTTTAACGACGATGTATCATCTTATAAGCGTATTATATTAAAAGGGGAATGGAGTCGAATTCCTGACACTTTTATATGGTTTAGTGAAAAGAAAAATCTTCAATCAATTATATTAGAAAGTAATAATCCTCCTGAAATAACCAATATCAGTGGTTTCTTCTACGGTAATCACACAATCAATTTTGCGAAAATTTACGTACCAAATAACAGCGTTGAGAAATACAGAGAGGCTGCTGTTTGGAAGGATTATAAAGAGTTCATTTACCCTCTAAGTGAGTATCAACCTTGATACTCACTCATAGGATGGATATGCTTTACCATTAATTTCCAGTTTTCTGCAACTTTATATAGCTTCAAAGACTCATCTGGGACATAGACCTCTGTAGTTGAATTATAATATAAGGGACTTTGTTTAGTTGAAATACCGACAAATACCGGTGGTATTATTGCTTTGATAATGATATTGATATATCCATTTCCTTGGTTAACTATATATCCGTGAATAGTTTTTAGAGTTTCTGGGAAAATAACAGGTTTCTTAACTCCATACATAGTATAGAATAATCCTGTAGGCCAATCCGTTAAACCTTCCTCAATCAAGATTTCCTCTACAACAGAGAATGGTAGACGAAATTCGTGCGGACTTTTGTAAGCTGGAACAGAAATTATACCTATGGCAGAGCCCCAAATTGAAATATCTGCATTTAAGAAATATGAAGTTTCTCGAAAATTTAGTTTCTGTTTTCCCCCATAAGGATATAAAATATCCCATTTAGTCCCGATGGGATTAAACCTGTGGTCGAATGCTGTTTTAATCCCATCGGGACTAATTATGTTATGAACCCTTTACTACACTTATCACAACCTTTTGATTTCACAGAAGTACAGTACTTTAATAAGTTGCGTACAGCATCATTTTCAGATACAAAAGTGAGAAAAATAGTTTTGCCGGAAGGCACAATAGAATGTGATTTTTATGGGTGTACCTGCGTTGAATATGTAGATTACCCTACTACGTATTCAAAGAAAGGTAGTGCCGATTGGTCGCTACGAAATATGCAATCCTCGAAGCGAATCCTAATATTACGTTCTGAAGTTAAAGTTGAGAATCTAAGGGGTGAAAATGCATTTACAGATATTTATGTGCCAGATCACCTGGTCAGAGTGTATAAGGCTGAAGATTTATTTTACAATAAAAAAATATATCCCCTAAGTGCACTTAAAACAAATTACAGAAAATAAGTTTATGAGTGAGTATTAAGGATTGTACTCACTAATTGGCAGAATCTCCTTAACATCTGGTATTTTGGCAGCTTTATAAGCTTCAACGCTATCATCTGGCACATAGATAACCTTACATGCCCCATAGGTTTCTCCTACCCAGCGACCATTGAAAATTGGTGGTATAGGAGTATTGGGGAGAAGTAATGAGAAATATTCACCCCTATATCTTTTATCATCTGCGATACTCCAATAGCCAATTTCTTTCATTTCCCCAAGGAACCGGATAATAATGTTTCTATGCACCTGTGTGGTAGATCTAAAAACGATATTCCACCCTAATCCTACTTGCATAATATGATGTGGTATCGTAACCTCTCCGATGATATCATCAAAAAACACGATATCATTTGTCACCCCATGTCGTGGATTCCAACTCTTAAAGTACCGCAACTCGTTAAATTTCTTACCCGATGGAATATGCATAGTCCCGATGGAACTCTTACCTAAAAGCCCTTCGTATCTCCTTATTAATGGTACTATCTTTGACCGCAGAATATACCTGCGTTGTCTTTATGCTCTGATATATGTTGTATAATCGGAAGACTCACACCCTTACCCAGTAGCACCGTAGCGCACGTATGCCTGGCACAATGAAAGGTTATATGTTTGTGTATATTGAATCTCTTAAGTACACGCTTCAGTACTATATTGCAGCGAGCGTTACAAGGCAGTTGAAAAAGTTTACCTGTAGTTGTCTTGTTCTCTTGTACCAGTGCAGCAGCCTTACCTCCAAACATCTTTGAGATAGGTATTCGCACCTCGTGGTCAGTTTTCTGCATTCGCATTACAACCCACTTATTCCTATATATGTTCTTAATATGCTGCTTAGTTACTTGCACGATATCCGAGAATCGAAGACCAGAATAGACGCTGAATAGAAAACCTTTAATAACCTTTCTCTCCTCTTCTGTCAATTCTTCTTTTACCTCCTTCTCCTCTATCCGCCTCAGTTCTCTCTCTGTCAGCGATTGCTTCTGTACATTCTCCGTCTTGATGTGATACTTGCGAAAGGGATAGACTGTCATCAGCTCCTCGTCGATAGCGAGATTGATGAATCGACGAAATATCTTCATAAACTTTGCAATGGTGTTTATCGCATACCCAGCACCTTTCAGGAAATTCTCAAAGTCACAGATACACTTGTAATCAATCTGCGTAAAGGTCATATCTTCCTTAAAATGCCTTAGCACAGCAAGCGTAGCCTTATGATTCGCAATCGTCCCTGCTGTATATGTTTCCTTATCAATCTCACCTTCCATCCATTCGAGAAAAGAGCTATCCTCCTTGTATGCAATCAGAGTAGGGTTATCGACCAATTTGTTGACGTCACCAATATGCTTGATGACGTATTGCCCATCTACTTGTATCTGTATTAATGCATTATGCCCTTTTAGTTCATTACTAAGCTCTCGGAGGATGTTCTGTATATTCATAATTGTAGGAAAGATGGACTGTAGGACGGCATATATCCATCCTACAACCCTGCTTCTAAAAGTATTAAAGCACTCCCTTGTAATTTAATAGCAGTTGATTAGCCTGCTGAATATCTTTGGGAGTGTATATGTCTGTAATCAATATCGATGAATGTCGTGCCTGGTCTCTCACCGTAAGTATATCTGTATTAGCACGCAGCATATTCGTAATGCCCGTATCCTTGAGACTGTAGAATTTGTATCGGTCTGTCAGGTTTAAGTTCGTACGAATATAACGACTCCAATAATCTCTGAAAGCCTTTTCTGTTCTTCGTTCCTTTCCTGGTCTGAAATCATTACTAAAGAGAAAATACTGTCCTGGACTATCGAAGATGCGCAGGTCTATCATTAATTTAATGACATGATCAGGAAGCGTTAAGAGAGCATCGTTATGATTCTTTGCTATCGAACCGTGAAGAAACAATGTTTTCTTAGCGATGTTAAAGTCTCCTACCTTAATATAACTCATCTCTTTTGGGCGCACAAATAAATAATGTAGAATATAGCAGGCAAGTAAGTAATGCTTGTTGTGATCCGTCAACCACGTCTTTATTCTCTCCAGGACATCATCAGGAATAACATCACGGTTCTTCAGCTGCCCCCTCCGATGCACTATAGAATAATGAACTGTTGGGTCTATAGAAAGATATCCGCGCTCAAGGAGGTATTTACAAAAAGTCTTAAGCCACGACAGGTAGTTATTTCTTGTGCGCATAGTATTATTCCTGTCTACAAATACATAATCCAGGAACTGTCCAACCATCCGGCTATCGAACTGATAAGTATAATACAGGTTTATTTTCTGTTTCTCCTTCCATTCCTTCAGCACTTTTAACCTACTACAATATGATACCACGGACTCTTCTCTCATATTATGTTCCTTCATCAGCTTGAAAAGATAATCCTCATACTTTCTGCACACATCATCAAAAGAAGAATACTCCAAAGGTTGAGTCATTTCTATCCACGGGTTCCAACCTTGCATCAACTTTTCTGTCAGTCTTTTAATAAGAGCTTCTCCATACTGACGTTGGTTGCGCTTACCCTTGATATGCCCAAGCATGAACTTCTTTGTATGCAACTTCCCCCTCTCTGGATCGAAGGCAGAAAGAGATACATAGCATTCTGTGGCCTGATGAAATCTCGGGGTCTTCCATCCGATAATCTCATTCATAACCTCTTGTTTACTTTTTGAAGAAAAAATTTTTTTTGGCATTTCTAAATTTTGAGTGAAATGCCCTATTGAACAATATTTTGTAATATGAGTAAAACTTCGCCGACTTTTCGCCGACTTCTTTACCTCCGACAAAGCAGAAGGGGTTGATAATCAACCCCTTTACTTTTGTTCTGTCGGGATGACCAGACTCGAACTGGCGACCTCGCGCCCCCCAGACGTGTGCGCTACCAACTGCGCTACATCCCGAATTCGCATGCAAAGATAATCATCAATCACGACATAACCAAATTTTATGGCAAGGATATTTGAAAATAATTGCGAACATATCATTCCGCAAAGGCGAAAGAAAGTCGAGGGCTGATGATGCATAAAGCGATTTGTCCTGCCCTATGCTGTTGTATGATTTGGGGCAGATAGACGTGTAATCTGCCGCGTTTTACACGCCAAAATAAGTCGAATGACACGATGAAATGACGCAGATTGCACCACAAGATAATCTCCAAAATGCAACTATTTGAAAATAAGAGAGTTACCTTATTGCATAAACTAAACTGGTAACGATTTAGAAACGAGTGAGCTACTTGGCTTCGCTGTTTTCTGCCTAAGAAAGAACGCTTGTTATTCCGTTTGCAAAGATAATACTTTGTTACCGAATAACAAGCGTTCTTGATGAGATATTCTTCTTTCTGCATTTTTGTAATGCTGATTTTGTCGCTGTAATGGGATTATAATCCTCGTCCTCGCTTCT